CGTTCGATTCTCCAAAGAATTTAGTATTCCATTTGGTCGCTTCCATGTCCCCGACCGCCTGAGCTGCGATGGATTCAATGGGGGATAAACCGACAAATGGATTATTCGGATGAAATTCCTTGAAGTGGACAACCTCCCACGCCTCCAGTGGTATCTCTTGCCCGTTACCCGGATCGTAAAGATAGCCCTTGATAAACAGGTTCTTATCCGGCACTGGTTTTATTCTGTGCGGTGATATGGTCCACATTTCAGCGGGCGCTGAATTCTCGGTCGTCTTATTCAGCCACCAGTAAGCGTTGCCAGTCAGTTTTCTAAACGCGTAAGTCGTCTCCAAGAATTCAAAGCGCGATTGCAGCGGGTTGGGTTTCCGTAACAGTTGCTCGAATGGGTGATTGTCAACCTGCGTCAGCTTTTCCCCTTTGATCTCCTTGACCTCGAATTTCACGGTTGACGCGAGTTTAGCAACATTCGAGACGGCAATATTCACCCATGAGATGCGCTGATAGAGTTCCGCTTGCGTTTGCGCTAATACACCGGACGGGATGTTATATTTTTCCGCTTCCGCCATGCTGCCAAAGATGGACGGCACGCGCATATTACTGGAGTATTTTGCGTAGCCAAGTCTATATAATAAATTATCAATTACGCTCATGTTTCACCTTTTATATTTCTTCCCAAACTTTAACATCAATGGGTTCTGAAATAGCCCTGACGCCTGTTTTTGTCAATATTAATTGCGCCCGCCAGTCTCCAAATAGAACAGGTGTCTTTGTAGATGTAAAAGCGCAGGTTACCTTTCCATCCGTCCCGGTTGTAACAAATGATCCAGTGAGGATTATTTCTTCTGTTCCCCGCAGCACATGAAATACGACCGAAATGGAATAGGTTGAAATATCCACGGCCACGCCTGCAGCATCCACAGCAGTAAATACGATTGGTTTTCCGTATTCACCATTTGCAATCCCTTTTAATGTTTCGCTCATGTTTACCTCTTGTTTTTAATAATCACTAAATTTCGCATTTGCTGTTGGGTTAATAATTACAGCGTTGTATTCTGGGTTAATAATTTCAGCATTGCATCCTGGAGAAAGGATCACAACTATATTACCAAGATCAATATTTGTTTGCTCAAATAAACTCGCACTTACTGATGTGCTCGGAGAGGCCGATGCCGATGCGCTGGGGGTTATTGAGGCTGAGGCGCTTGGACTAACTGATGGGGATGCGCTTACACTTGCTGATGGGCTAATGGACGCTGATGGGCTTACTGAAGGGCTGGCACTAGGGCTCGCCGATTCTGATGCGCTTGGACTTATTGACGCACTTGGACTTACGCTTGGTGATACGCTTGGGCTTACAGAAGGTGAAATACTTGGGCTCACCGAAGGGCTCACAGATGGTGAAACGCTTGCAGAAGGAGATACACTCGGCGACACAGAGGGGGATGCGCTGGGGCTTAATGATGGACTTGCGCTGGGTGAAACAGATGGAGATACGCTTGCTGACGGACTCGCACTTGGGCTCAAAGAAGGACTGACGGAAGGTGATGCACTTGGTGATAGGCTTGGTGAGGCGGAGGGTGAGATGCTTGCTGAGGGCGAAGTCGAGGGGGATGCTGATGTAGATGTGCTTGGGCTTACAGAGGGGGAGGCACTCATGCTCGCTGACGGGGACACAGAAGGCGAAACGGAGGGAGATACGCTCGCGGAAGGGCTTGCACTTGGACTTAGCGATGGACTGGCAGAGGGACTTCTGCTTGGTGAAGTTGAGGGGGAGATACTTGCCGATGGGCTGACGCTCGGTGAAACAGATGGGCTGGCACTTGGAGAGACCGAAGGACTCACGCTCGCCGATGGACTAACTGATGGGGACAGGGAAGGGGAAACTGAAGGGGAAGTCGAAGGACTAACACTTGGGGATGCGGAGGGACTGGCAGAAGATGCTATGTATTCGTAAGCACCGATTTCAGGTGGATTGCCGACTGCTACGCCGTCATAATCAGCGGTTAGACTTACATTCACACCTGTATTAATGCAGGGAGAGCCAACGGCAAGGTGGTAATTATGATTGGTGTCATCTACAAATGATGGGTCAGTAGTAAAACAATTCAGTGCTTTGGATTCCGCCTGAAGTTCTGCCAGGGTCCATCCATTAGCCGCACCGATTGAATAAATGACATCACCAGTCTTAACTCGGTTGTAATCAAATGCGCTGACAGGTGTTGTCCAGGGGTTTTCGGTAGTGCGTAAACAATAAGTCCATCCGCTCCCAAAGATATTATTTCTAATATCCACGCCAGTTACATACCCGTTTGGATTTGTGCCTATTGCTACTGGGGTAGTGCCAGACCCATCATCAATTACATTGTTCCAAATATCTACATCGGCGCACGCTTCAACAATAACGCCTTTATTCAGGCTGTAGATGATATTATAAGCGCATACCGCATTAATTGAATCACCCCGCATATCTGGTCTACTACCTAAAGTGGTGTAGTTTTTATACCAGATACCATAAGTAACTGTATTGTAAATTAAGTTATCTCTTGTGATAGATGATCCTGCCGAGTTTTCATAAAAGATCCCAACCATAGCAGTATCATGTATGGTGTTGCCTTCGCAGACAATATCGCCGGGAATCGTTTTACCATATCCATCAAAGTTGATTCCATATCCTTCGGTTACTGCTCCATAGGTGAAATCAATGTTGGAGATAACATTGTCGCTTGCTTCTGGGCTGTCGCCACTATTCATAAACCAGATACCGCGAGAATAATAATCGTCAATCGTGTTTCTTAATGCCTTGCAGTTATCCGATTCCGCACCTCTAAAGTAAATAGCGGCCTCTGGGCTGCCTGTGCCTGTTGGTTGTTTTCCAGTGAAAGTGTTATCTTGAACAATAGAGTTCGGTCCGAATAGCTGAATGTTACATTTTGTAAATGTACAGTTTTCTACTATCCAGCCAGGAGTAGCAACCTCTACTCCGCCGACTGTCCACTCATCATTTGCCACACCAATAATTTTTGCATAGGCAAACTCAATTCCATCAAAAGTCCAGTAGCCTATTGCATCTGTATCATATACACAATAATTCCTAACTGGCGTTGTTGGCGCACCAGAATCCGCTGCGCTGATGATTGGCTTTGCACCTGTGCTGTAAGAACTAACCGTTATTGGATTTCCTAATGCGCCTGCGTCTGGTGGTATCAGTGTCTCACGCCAAGTACCCCCGCACTTGAATAGAATACTATCGCCAGCATTGAATGTCGCCGCATTGACTTGGGAGATGGTTTTGAATGCGCAATTTGCACCAGTCGTAGCAGTGGTTGTTCCATTACCCCCCGCATCCGCCGCAGTATCCACATAATAAGTTACAGGTGTGGTTGACGCACTGGAAGATGGAGAAGTTGATGGACTAATACTCGGACTTATTGATGGAGATACAGAAGGCGAGGCTGAAGGACTTGCGCTTTGACTTACCGAAGCAGATGGAGAGATACTTGGAGATACGGAAGGGCTAACGCTTTCCGATGCACTTTCGCTAATACTCGCCGAAGGACTGACAGAAGGAGATATGCTTGGACTTGCGCTCGGTGAAATAGAAGGACTTGCGGATTCGGACGCGCTCTGGCTGATCGAGGCAGAAGCCGAAGCGGATGGGCTGGCTGATGGAGAAATAGACGGACTTATGGACGGCGAGGCACTTTCAGACGCCGATTGACTTATAGAAGCAGACGCGCTCGCCGATGGGCTGGCTGAGGGGCTGATAGAAGGACTTACGCTTGGAGAAGCCGATGGGCTTGCCGATTGCGAAACACTGGCACTTGGCGATGCGGACATACTTGCAGACGGGCTTTGGGATGGACTCAAAGACGGAGACGCCGAAGGGGACACCGATGGAGATATGCTCGCCGAAGGGCTAACGCTCGGAGAAATTGAGGGTGATGCGCTTGGACTTAATGATGGACTGGCGCTCGGTGAGACAGACGGCGATATGCTTGCGGATGGACTGGCACTTGGGCTTAGTGACGGGCTGACGGAAGGCGACACAGACGGGCTTGCACTTGGGCTGACCGAAGGACTTACGGATGGGGATGCTGACGGGGAAGCTGAACCAGCTCCTGCTTTGAAAGTAACAATCAACCCGCCTGCAAATCTCGAAGTTGTCCATGATGCGGTAGTCTCTTGTGCCCCTGTCGCTGATTGAATTAGGTATGCTACATAATGCTTGAGTTGGAGAGTGTCGAGGTTTGTATAACCATTTGACCAAGTTAAAGCAGATACATCATTACCTTGTGTAACAACCGCAAGACAGAATTCATCATTGGCTGTAGTGGTAGCGGTCGTGCCTGTGGTTTTACTGGTTACACCAGAGGTATATTGCGAACTTGCGATCTTGTCTAATACAGCATTTGATAAGCCAGTAACTTCAAGGATTTGCAGGAGTGTACTGGTTGAACTTGTCCAATCAAGCGTGACACTTCCTTCGCTCGCTCCCGCTATTTTAAACCATATGCCAGTTTCGGCACTTGATGTAAATTTAACATTATTGGCAAGTGTAAATCCTGAAATAGAAGCATCAGCAGTTAAACGATTATAACTTGCGCCTATAGCGATGAGAAGATTGCCTTCTGTCGGGGTAGAAGTCCATGCCCGTGTTACCGAGGCATCGGCTTCTGCAACTCTTAATAATCCTTGAACAATAGAGATTGCCATTATTTCCAACCTGGCGGATTAAATTTATCAATCAGCCAATTAAACGAATGCACCGCCTTATCCCATTTATCGCCAGCAAATAATTCCTTTGACAGACTGCGATTCTCAACAACTTTCGACTGTGGATTTTCATACGGGAAACTGAAATCACCACCCTGCGTTCTGAACATGTGCGCATACCATGTAGTTCTATTGACCAACACACGCCCGCCCGATAGCCATGTTTTACACGCAACCTCCACACCTTGCTGTCCCCAAGAGTGGAAGTCCTCACTGCATAAATCCAATTCAAAATATTTATCACGGGTACACATGAAGCATGAACCTTGAATGGAAAGGGTTTCAGTCAGGTCGCCCTTCTGTGTTCTACCAAATTCATTTGCGTACTGAAAGTGCATATCGGTGTCAAATCTATATGCGGTTGATTGCGGATTAGTTTTAGCAACCCAAACCATATCCATTATGGTGGGCTTCCCGCATTCAGCACATACACCGCTTGGGCCTTGATAACGCCGATGTCCGTTCTCACACACCCAGTCAAAAGCATGCAGGTTGCGCATGACTGGAATCATGGTTATGTCGTCTTCCATCAGGCGTATCATTTTCACATCAAAACCCTGGTCAACTGAACAGTGAGCATCTACTTTCATCAGATATTTACCAGACGCTAACCGCGCTGCTTCATTGGTTGCGGCTCTTTGACCTACACTTTTGGAGTGAATAATCATGGACAGGCGCGGATTATCTGGGATCGGCTCGACTGGTAACTGTCCATCCAGAACGGCGATGATTTCTATATCACCCTCCGAACGCGCTAAAATATCTTGAATAGTATTATTCAAGAACATTTCATTCCGGGCGGGGATGATCACGCTTAATTCAGGCATTGCTCCCAAAATCCTTTTACTAATCTTTTCCAATCAAAACGCTTTTGTGTTTCAATAATCTCCGCCACACTTACTGGCTTAGATTCTTGTTTGAAAACCTTGTATAAATAGTAGGATGTCATACTGACAGATTCTTCAGGGATAAATTCTGCCAGTCCATCAAACCACTGTCTGTAATTCTGAGTGTCAAACATGATCGGGCGCGTACCGCATAACAGGGATTCAACCGCGATCATTTCAAACCCGTTATGATGACGTAAGGCGGAGAACCACTGGCATTGATTGTAGGTTTTCCTCAAAACGCTATCGTCCGTTACTTCACCCAAATTGGTAACTATGGGATCTTCACCAAAGGTTGTCCCAAAATGCACAGAGTTTCCTTGTGCCTTGAACGCCGCTAATCTCACTTCGCCAATGCATTCATCCTTGAAAGAGTTGCTCTCAGTACCAACCAAATACTTCTTCTCTGCATCCTCTTTGTAAAACACAGTAGGGTCAGCACCAAAGGGAGCGAGATATAAATTAGGAATCCAGGGACGCAAATCCTCGTAAGCCCAAACAACCTTTGCATCATTCCATAATTCCATCCAGTCTTCAGGATCTGGATTACGCGTATTTCTCAGGGCATGAACTATAACTGCATACTGCTTATCGGAGTAAAAAATCTTTCTCGATTCTACGGTCATGTGGTCATGTCGTCCGCGCTGGTGCAGAACTATAAGGTCAGCAGAATCGGCATCGGAGATTTCCAAGCCAGCGGGCAGGTATTTTGCCAGGGCGGATACAACCCTTTTAACGCTTACGGAATTCCAGCTTATGTCAAAATAAACTTTCATTTTATCCACATCCATGACCTCGAATGATCTCGAATCTGCCCCTCGACTTTTGCCTTAGTCCCAAGTAAAAACCATAAGGGGATCGGTTTTAATTCTGTGTACCACCTCACGGCTTCAATGACGTAATGGGCGAAGTTCTTATGATAGACATAGTCATGCCCCGCAATGATTCCGCCTGGGCGTACCTTCTTTTCCCAATCTATAATGTCATCCATCACCCAGGGCAAGTTATGATTCGCGTCAATGTAAACGAAGTCAAGCGAGTTATCTTTAAATTGTTTTGCAACCTTATGACTGAATCCTTGAACACAATGCACGTTCGGGTATTTGTTCAACTTCTGCCTGACTATTTCAGCTCCATTCGGCAGGTCAGGTTTCTGATTAATAGGGTCAAGATAACCCTCGTAGTTCTGCCAGCTATCCACACAGAATAACTCCAGTGATGGGTTCGCTCGCATGATGACCTCAGAGAATTTGCCGAACTCAACACCCACCTCAGCTCCGCGCTTGAAGTCTAATTCCCTGAACCAATCGCAAAGAGTATTCCTTCCCACATTTGGAATTTCAATCGGGGAGGGTTTGTTCAAATCCAGGTTGTATTTATCTGCTAAGAATTTTCGGGCATCCATAAACTCTTATCCTCTGACCACGTGGGTACTGGAGCGAACCTATCCATCAGCCATTCAAACGAATGAATCTGTCCTGCCCAACTATCCTTCATCCAGTAGAAAACGTTATAACGATTGCCTGCCTTCCATTCCTTCTGACCGATGCGGGTGTAGGGTATGCCGTAAATCGCCTTGTACTGCTCGCGGTAAGGTGTCCCTTTCCAAAGATGCGCGTACCAGCATTTTTTATTGGTCATTACCTTGCCACCACCCAGCCAGGTCTTGAAACCAAGTTCCTGCGCTTCAGCGACAAATGTTCCATATCCTTCGTTGCTCAATCCGCCAATACGCTCTTCAAAGAATTTCTTATGCGTGAACCAGACCGACCCTTGAAAAGATAAGTTCTCGTCCAGTTGGATGTTGATTCTTTCGTCGCGCCGCTGGTCCCAAACCCTGCCGACCAGACCAAACTTGACCACATTCCTGCACCACGGCCAGGTCAGATATTCATAATCCACGAATGGCCTATGCCAGCGAATATCCCATTCTCTCGATTCCGTTTCCAGAGAATATCTTCGAGGAATGACTATCCAATCTGTATCGCATTCCGCTTTCAGTGTTTCATCGAAGCCCTTTGAGAACATGCAATGCGCATCGGCCTTCATGATGAACTCGCCTCTTGCCAGAGCCACGCCTGCGTTAATTGAGGCACGCATACCGTGCGATTCTCGATGCACCACGATCAAGCGTTTATCTTCTTTCAGGGGCGGATCAGGCCAGTAGCCATCCAAAATTACAATAAGCTCAATATCTCCAACGGCTTTTGACAGTACTTCATCAATCGTCTTTTGAAGATAAATTTCATGCCGGGCGGGAATGATGATGCTAAGTTTTGACATTTTTTACCATCCCACTAAACTTGTACCTGTTGGTATGTCCATTCCAAGTGTGTAATAGCGAATAGCGTCCGGCGCGTGATCATTTTCTTTTACCGGCTCGTCCTTTTCAGGTTTCCAAACATACGATTCCATATCATTTATTGAGTTCACGCAAGAGGGGTCGAATGTCAGGCGCGGTAATCCATCTCCCTGTAACTTCAGCAGGTTTTGCACTCTTGCTATCCCGTCAATTACACGCCCTTTTTGCCCGACCGCCGGAAGTCCGCGATTGCGAAGATCCGCTATCAATCCAGCAGCCGCTTCGTCAACTACGATCTTATTAACCCACTTGCTGACAAACCAGCGATACACCTGATTTACTACAACCGACTGTAATTGATTGCGCTTATAGAATTCCCTGAACACGTGCAAGCGCCCGTCTGTGTCAGTTCCAATAAACAGGATGACCGCCGGATTAGTGTACCCTTCATCAATCGCCATACCGAAGGATTTAAATTCTCTCGGATCGCGTACCTTGACATGCTCATTATGGTTGAACATCTCATAGACCGCGCCCTCAGCAGTCGCCCATTCACCCAAAAATAATCGC